TTTTGACCAGCCCGAACCGGATGTAGGCCTGCTCCCAGCTCTGGCACGTGAGCATCAGCCGCTCCCCGATCTCCTCCGCCTGGTTCCGCTGGATGCCCTCGGCCATCACCAGCCGGATAAACCGCTTTCGTGTCATCACGTTCCTCCTGTCCAGTCGAACATTAGCTGACCCTCCGCGACATTCCGGCCTTTCTTCTTGGCGGTTACGATCAGCGCAGGCGCTTCCTGTTCCGGCTTCTCTTCCGGAGGCGGCTCCGCCGCGGCTTTGGTGGCCGGTGCTTCCGTCGGCGCCTGTTCCGATTCCCTGGATGGGTTCGTCTCTGTGAGGCGTGTCACGGCGTCTATCACCCGTCGCATGTGCCAGATCTGGTGGTAGAACATCGGCATCAGCCAGCAGTTCGCGGTTCCGTCTCCGTACAGCACCCGCCCGGTGGTCGGGTCGGAAATCGTGTCTCCGATCCGCACATACCCCGCGCAGCCGATCAGGGACATCTGCACATAGCACATCAGCGCCACGGTCTGGTCGATGTCCTGGGCGATGAATACGGCGCGCTGCTGATAGTTGATGCCGCGCCCGTGAAGCACCTGGGCGGCGGCAATCAGGGTTGCACCGGCCCCGCAGGCCGGGTCATTGATGGCGATCCATCCCTTGTCCGAGAGCTTCTGCCGGATCTCGTCGGGTTGCAGCGAGATTTCGGCCATCATGCGGCATACGTCGTAAGGCGTGAAGAACTGGCCCGCGTGATCGTTGCCCAGGCCCAGCTCCATGTACATGGAGCCCAGAAAGTCCTGGAAGGGGTTTCTCTCCAGGTTGTTCACCAGCTCCGCGAACAGATCCTCAAACCTGCTGAGCTCCTGGGGTTTGTACTTCCGGGCGATGGCGGCATAGCTTTTGTTGCGCTCATCCCTGTGCTCCGTGTCCACCGCGTTGGCAATCTCGATGGCGAACATCATCACCATGTCGTTCCATCGCTCCCAGCGTGAGTTCCACTGACAGATGCTGTCGAAGATCCGCACAAACGCCTTCTGATCGACGCTGCTGGCCTTGACTTTCACGGGTGCTCCTCCTTGAAAAACTCGTGGGTCTTGTCCCGGAGGCTCTTTTCAAAGTCCGACATCTCGTAGCCCAGCCGTTCCAGCAGCGCGTAGGTCTCGTCCAGCTCGCCGCACTCCTTCCAGACGGCGTTGTACTCGCTGACCCAGCCGTCGCGGCACTCGTTGCAGATCCCGCCGCTCACCGCCCAGGCCAGGAGGTACGCCTCCCGCCGGACGCCGCGCCGGGCCAGCTCGTGCTCGAAGGTCTCCTCCTTGTCCCGGTCCTGCTCGTAGGGCAAGGCCAGGATCTCACGGATGCCCAGGCTGTTCCAGGCGCTCCGGCAGATTTCCCTCCAGCGTCCGCTGTACCGCTCGCTGGAGGGTACCTCGCCGATTCTCGGATATTTCTCCAGGATGGCCGGCATCACGCTTGCCCGCCATTTCTTCTTCGCTTCCTCGTTCTTCGCGCTGTTGAGGGCCCAGGTGAAGTTGTTGGTGCCGGCGGCCTTCAGGACCTCCTGACGCTTGGCCTCGCTCTCCAGCTGCATCACGTCCAGCAGATCCAAAAGGGTCGCGCCCTTCTCGCAGGCGAGGGTCAGCTCATTCTTCGGGAGCTTCCCGACCTTCGCCCGGTTGCGGACGGTCTTTTCCGAGAGGCCGGTGCCCTGGGCGATCTCCGGAATGCTCATGCCGAGCTGCTGCATGTAGCCGATGCCCTTGATCTGATCCAGCATGGTCAGGTCGGTGCGCTGCATGTTCTCAGACATCATCGTCCGCATGGCCTGCTTCAGGTCCATGAGCGTGACCTTGCATGGCAGCTCGGTCAGGCCTGCGGCCTTGGCCGCCTCGAAGCGCCGGTTGCCGATGACCACCCAGAATACATCGTCGCCCTCGCGGGGGTCTGCGCTCGGGATCACCGTCAGATTCTGCAGGATGCCCTGAGCCTTGATGCTCTCCGTCAGCTCCGACAGGTCGCCCAGATCTGAGCGCGGGTTCTGCGGATGGTGCCGCAGCTGCTCGATCGGGATCATCACAATCTCGTCCATGCTCATTTCCTCCTGAACTGTCCCTGCTTCGGGCAGGTCGCCCAATGCGAGATATAGCCGGCCATCTCGCCGGTGTCGCAGGGCGTCCCGCGCATCACGCGCCCATCCGGGAGCACATAGCTTCCCGGGGCGCCCTTCTCCTCGTGAAACCGGATCAGCTCCGGGTCGCAGGGCATCGGGCGTCCGGCGGTTGTCTTCGTCCAGACGATCTGCTTCCCGCAGCCCCGGCACGGGGCCATCCGCTGGCCGTACATTGTCATGGGTTATATCTCCTTCCTTGTGATCGGCAGGAACCGCATGTGGTCGCCGTCGAAGGCGACGGTGATCCGGCCGTTCTTGCCCTGCCTGTTCTTTGCGACGATCAGCCGCATCATGGTCAGGCCCTGTTTGTCCAGGTTCTCCCAGACCTCCCGCTCCATGTCGTCGCGCATCTCGATCCGGTCCGGGTTGTGGAGCAGGATGAACAAGTTGGCGTCCTGCTCGATGGATCCGCTCTCGCGGGCCTCGCTCATGTCGGGCTCCCTTTTGACCCGCTTGCCGTCCATCCGCTCGTTGACAGAGGAGCGGTTCAGCTGCGTCAGCACCAGGATCGGGATTTTCAGTTCCGCCGCCAGCCTGCGCAGGCCCCGACTGATGTCGGAAATCTCCTCCTGGCGGCTCTGGCGCGTCGTGCGGCCCGATTCCATCAGCTGAAGATAGTCAATCGCGATCATGTCCAGGCCGCCGTCCTCGTAGAGCTGATAGGCCGCCCGGCGCACCTTGTCCACCGTGGTCGCGTCCAGGCTGTACCACAGCGGCAGCCCCGCGACCTGTCCGATGGAGGCCGCCAGGCCCTTCCAGCTCTCCTCGTCGATGTTGCCGGAGGTGATCATGTTCAGGGGGATGTTGCTCCGCTCGGCCAGGACGCGCTCGGTGATGTCGATCTCGTTCATCTCCAGGGAGACCAGCAGCACCCGTTTCCCGGCCCTCGCCGCGTTCACGCAGAACGTCAGCGCCAGGATGGATTTGCCCACCGAGGGCCGCGCGCCGATGGCGACATACTCGCCGCCGCGCAGGCCGCCGAGCTTGTTGTCCAGCGTGGCGATGCCGGAGAGGATCTTCTTCGTCGGCTCGCCGTCCTTCTGCTGGTCGCTCTCCAGCTGATGCCAGGTCGCCATCGCGGCGTCGTGCATGGTGATCAGCTGGGCGGTGTTCCCCAGGCGCAGCTCCCGGACGGTTCTGGATGCCCAGTCCCGGACGTCCTCCGGGTTCTCCGCGCTCCCGGCGCGGTCGGTCAGCTCCTTGCCGATCCGGTACAGCGCCCGCCGCATCGCGCACTCCCGGATGATCTGCGCGTAGTATTTGGCGTTCGACTCCAGGAAGCCGGCCTGCATGCAGTCCACGAGGTAGACCGTGCCGCCTGCCTCCTCGTTCGTGCCGTTCTGGGTCAGCCAGACGTCGAGGGTCACCATCTCGACGGGCTTGCCCTCCTTGGCCAGGGCCTCCATCGCGGCGCGGAGGATCTTGTGCCGCGGGTCGTAGAAATCCTCCGGCGACAGATCTGTCACGGTCCGCACATAATCGTTGTTGTTGATCGCGACGCCGATCAGCGCTTGCTCGGCCTGGGTGTTGTAGTAGACGTTCGGCTGTGTGTCCATCAGTTCCAGTCCTCCAGACGAGTGTTGTAGAGCAGCGCCGTGCCTTCCTTCGCGGGCTCCACCTCGTCCTCCCAGCCCGCGTTATTGAGCCAGGTCGCCGGGTTGGGGATGTACTGTCCACCGTCCTTCTGCCAATCGCGGCCCCGCTTCGCGCGCGCCACGCCCTGGATGATGGCCTCTGTCAACTCATCGTCGGGGTCGATCGCCTTCCAGCGCCGCCTGGCATCGTCCTTATTTTTCTTTTTCGGATAAACGATCCAAAAGCGATCAAATCGCTTCTGCTGTTCTGCCGTAAGTACCGGCCTGGGTTTCGTCTGCCTGGGTTTTTTCTCTTCCTTCGCGGTTTCCGCCGTCGCGCTGTGAGTGTCCTGATACCGGTCCCAATTTGTCAGTCCGACATAGAGTTTGCCATCTTTGTTGTTGCGCACTTTTCTGGCCAGTCCTGCGGAGAACAATTTCTGGAGGGCATCTTCAATCTGGCAGTCGCGGATGTCTTTCAGCGGGAATAACGTGCGGTTGATGATCCTTGCCCGGGCGTCGATATAGCCGTACTTATTCACAGAGACGATCAGCCGGTAGAAAACGGTTTCCTCGAACGCAGTCAGCTTGTTGATGCTCTCGCTCGTCCGAATGCTCTCTTTCAGGATCCTGTCCGGCATGATCGTCTCTCCTCTCTCTTAGAACGGCAGGTCGTCGTCCACGACCATCTGAAACTGTTGTGGCTGCTGGGGCTGCTGGGGCTGCTGCGGCGCGGCCTGCGGCGCAGCCGGCTGGCTGCCGGCGCTCTGGGCGCCCTGGTTGTTCTGCCCGCCTGCCGGGCTCAGGAACTCAACATCTTCGGCGGTGATTTCCAGGCTCGCCCTGGTCTCGCCGTCGTTTCCCTGGTAGGTTCGGCAGCTCACCGGCCCCACCACGGCGACCTTGCGGCCCTTGGCCAGGTACTTGTGGCAGTTTTCTCCGAGGACCCGCCAGGCGGTCACCCGGAAGAAATCCGCCTGCTCCTGTCCGTTCGCGCCCCGCTGGCGGCGATTGACCGCCACGGTGAAATCGCAGACGGTGATCTGTCCGTCGCGCCCGTTCACCGTGCGGAGCTCAGGATCCCTCGTAAGGTTGCCGATGATTTGGGCTTTGTTCACTTTCCGTCGTCCTCCTCAGGCTTGCCGACGATCTGAATGCTCAAGAAGTCTTCTGTGCACGTGGTTTCGGTTATCACGCGGATAACCAAGGGGTTTACGATGTTGTTGGTATTTCCGCTCCGGATGTTGTCAATGATGCTCCCGCGGATGAGGTCGTAGCGGGTGGCTCGTTTTACCAGATCCTCATACTGCCGACAGCTTATCGTGACCATGTTCTCATATGGCATTTCTCTCTTCCTCCGTCTTACAGATAATTCTTCCCGAAGATCCGCATGAACATCTCATGCCCGTGCAGCTCCTCGAATCGTTCCTGGCACTCTCTTTTCAGCCGCCGGTCCAGCTCCGGATCACGCTGGTGCAGATCCATGTGCACGTCATGCCGGAGCCAGACCCAGCAGCCCCATTTGTCCGACAGCTTTCGGCGGCTTCCTGCGTATATGTGATGGCGGTCCAGTTCGTGCTGGCTGCCGGTCACATAGCATTCACGCTCGGTTTGCAGGATGCTGTCACACATCTGTGCAGTCGATGCGGAGCACGTATTCCGTGTCAGACTCGCGGTGGATCAGCACCGTTTCGATCTTGCCCAGGGAGAAACCGCCGAGCCCGCCCGTCTCAATCCGGGCTTCCATGGCCAGGATGTCCCTCAGGGTGTAGTCCAGGTATGCGCTCTTTTCGTCGTTCGGGTCAGTGGTGATCCTGAAGTTAAGGTGTGACATCTGTGTTGCTCCTTTTCTTTTTGCTATTCTTTGCGGGTGTTCATATGCCAGTCATTCTTCAGCCTTTCGATCTCCTTCTTCCCGAGCGGGATCAGCAGTTCCATCTGCTCCGCCTCGTCGATCAGGTGATCGATCAGCCTGCTCATGGTTTTGGTGTCGTAGGTGCTGGATCCGTAGTAGGCGAAGACCAGCTTGTAGCCTTTGAGCTTGCTGTCGTCGATGACCTCCGCGAACCAGCCCGTGCCTTTTCCGGCCCAGCGGGCCTTGAAGGTTTCCACGGCGTCCTCGCGGATCGGCAGCGGCTCGTATTCGCCCACATCCCGGATCGCGCTCTTGTAGACGTTCTCCTTGGTCATGGGAGGGATCATCGCGTTGCCGATCTCGGTGCACAGCGCCCAGCAAAAGGCGTTCGCGTCGTTGCTTCGCCTCTCCCGGTACTGTTTGATCGTGACATCCAGATCCCGGTCCTTCAGCCGGTCGAACTCATTCCGGAAATCGCTGGTGATCGTCACGGTCACGTTCTGGGTGCCGTCCCGATTGATCGTCAGGTCTCGCAGATGGCCCCGCATTGCTCGTCATCTCCTTGTCGACATGGCCGTGCAGGTAAACGTATCGTCCGGCTGGCCCGATGTTGCGGGTTATAAAATCGTCGCATTGTTGTTTGGAGAGGTGTGTCCGCAGCACGCGCAGCTCGTATGCGTATTCTCCGGCAGCCTTCTTTTCGCTGATCCGCTGCCGGAGTTCCGCGTCCTCATAATTGCACTCGATCAGGTACAGGTCGTAGTGGTAGGCCGAGACCCCGTTCAGGCTGTTTGTGTCCGTGGCGTAGATGGCTTTTCCGCCCGGGAAATGGAGCTTATAGCCACAGTTCGGCACGTCGTGCACCAGCGGGAACGGGATCACGTTGCAGATGCCGTAGCCGTACATTGTGCCAGGCTCCAGCACGTCGATCTGTCGCTGTGGCACGCCTGCCTCAAGCAGGGGGCGGATCATCCATTGACATGCCCCAAAGCGGAGCAGCGGTCTTTCCGCGGCCATCCTCCGCACCGTCGACGGCGTGAAGTGATCGCTGTGTATGTGTGTCAGCAGCACCAGCTTCAGTTCTCGGATGTGCGGCTCGATCATCCGATAGGGTACCCCGCAGTCGATCAGCACCGATTTGCCGACGATCACCGCGTTGCCATGGGAGCCGGTGGAGATCACCTGATGACTGATCACAGGTCGGACAGGTTCACGCGCTCAACGGCCTGCGCGGCTTCTGGCTGCGTGGGGATGGGCTGGGGTGCCGCCGGCGCCTCTTCCTCGCCGGCTGAAACGAAGCCGCCGTTTTCGTTCATCTGAATGAATTTGGAGTCCTGCACAAAGCCCTGCTGCATTTCGATTGACATGATGCCCCAGCGGGAGATCAGCTGCCGGAGCAGCGTCTTCTTCGCCATTTCGTCGAAGTTTTTGTACCAAAAGCTGCTGTACTTCCAGAGGTCGCTTTCGGGTATCTGGCCCGCCTCCAGCTTCCGCATCGTCTCCGCGGAAAAGGCCGGGGAGTATTCGTCCGCATGGTTCATCATCTTGGCCTTGGACCAGTACAGCGTTTTGCGGAAGCCGTTGAGATACTCGAAATAGGCCATGTAGCCGATCACCGGCCGCTGCTCCCGCTCGTCGTCATCCTCGATGAACTGAAAGCGGGGCTTGCCGTTGGCGGCGTCTTTCCCGAGGTATTCGCCCTCGTGGATCTCCATCACGTCGATGTCCTGGTATTGGCCGGAGCGGATGGCCAGCTGGATATAACCCTTGAAACCGAGCACGAACTGCGCGCGCTTTTCCGTGAGAGCGATCTTGCGTCCGTTTTTATCCAGCACGAAGTTCCCGTTCTCGTCCGTGAGCCAGATGATTTTTCCGTCGGGTCCCTTGAGCTTTTGATCGAAGGGAACCAGGTAATACTGCCCCAGCTGCGGGGATGGGCTCAGGTTCAGGCTCTCGCCCAGGAGCGCGCCGGCCAGGATCGTCTGCGGGGTGCATTCCTGCAGGGCGGGATTGACGGCCACGGCGGAGGTGATGGCTGCCACAAACCGGCGGCTTCTCTCCGGATCTCCGAGCGTGTTGTTTATCAGGTTCCGGTACCCCTCCGAGGAGATGGCAACGGAAAACTTTTGCCTCTGTGCCGTTGGAACATTAGAGCTGCTCATAGGTGTATTCTCCCTCCTCCAGGAATGCCTTCAGCGCCCTCAGCTCGGCCAGGGTGCCGGTCACGCGGAACGTGGTGGAGTAGACATGGTCGGGGGCGGCCTCCGGGACCTGCATCGGCACCGGCACCGGCACAGCGGCCTCCGGCTGTGCGGCTTCCTGCGGCGCTGCCGAAGCTGCGGCCTCCAGCACGGCTGCGGCTGCGGCTTCGGCGGCGGCTTTCTCGGCCTCCATCCGGGCTTTCTGCTCCTCCCGGCGGGCCCTCTCCGCCTCGACGGCCTTGTGCCTGTTCTCCACGATCAGCATGGCGCCGGTCAGACTGTAGGACTTGCGGTATTCGGACAGCACCTCGTCCCGGGTTGCCAGCGTGTCGATCACCTGTAGGTCGGAGGCGACCCTGTCCAGGAAATCGGCGGCCTTTTTCCGCAATGCGGTCTTGCTGTCCGAAAGCCCGACCCGGATGCCGGCGGCCTCGAGCGTGACAAGGTCCTCGGGGATGTGCAGGCTGGCGCGGTACTCCGTAAAGTAGGCGGCCAGGTCGTCCTCCTTCTGGCTCTTCAGACCGGCCTCCACCTCGCTGATCTTCTGCTTCAGCTGCGCGTCTGCGCTGGCGTACAGATCGCCGGCGCACTCCTTGTACACGCGCTCGAACGCCTCGTAGGGCTTGAGAATTTGCGCCTTCACGTCCTTGCGCCGCTTCTCCAGCTCCTGAAACTCTTTGTTCAGGTCGCTGCGCACCTTTTTGACGTCCTTGTAGGTGTCCTCGGTGCACACGAGCGAGAGAGCTCCGGAGACGCGCTCCTCAATGCTCTGCTTTACCGCCAGCAGCTGGTCCTCAATGACCGGGAGCTGCCGTATCACGATCAAATTCTGTTCCATGGGTCATTCCTCCTCATTGTGAGCTTGTTCGTAGTAATAGGCCTCAATCAGCCTGATGCAGCGATCGCAGCCGATCACATCCCCGTCGCGGTCGAGGTAGAACTCCTCGGCCTCGTCCCCGCAGACGGGGCAGATCGGCGCCGGCGCGTCCGGCACGCCGTTGATCTCCGCGTCCCGGATCCAGGGCGCGTCCGGCAGGTTTTCCATGCTGTTTCCCTCCAAGAGCGCGAAAGGCGGATCCGTGGTCCCCTTTGCGCCGTGTCGCCCGCGCGGAAGACCCCGGAACCGCCTTGACTGCCTCGGCATCCCGTGGTATCATTTCCGTGTCGGGTTGAGACCCCTTCGGTCTCTCCTTCAAGCTCCGGGCGTAGTCAGCAGCCCCGGGGCTTTTCTTATGCCTGTTCCCGTGCTCTCTGGCGGATCAGGATCAGCTGATCCATGGCCTCGCGGCTTTTCGGGTCCATCCGGATCCAGTCCACCATGCGCAGGATCTCCACGGCCAGGTGCTCCTCCGTGTCCGGGTCCATCAGGGAGAGGTCGAACCGGACCGGTTCAGCCGTCCTTTCCATCCGCTCCCTCCCTCATGCGCTCCCGGTTGCGGCGCTCCATCTCCGCGATCAGGCGTAGCTTCTCTGCGATTGTCATTGCCGTTCCCTCCTCGTCAGCCGAAGACCATCAGCGCCATCGGCCCCCAGATGCAGGCTAAGATCATGAATCCGGCGAACAGCTCCTTGATAACTCGCCGCGCGTTGGGGAGGATCGCCCCGTGTCTCCCGTAAAGTCTCTCGATCATGCTGATGGCCTCCTTTTTGCTTGCTCCGCCTCGCTTTCGCTGGTATCATGTGCCCGAAAGGAGGTGATTGTGATGTCCGATGCGTTGGTTGAATCCGGAATCCGGGAAGCGCTTCTGGCTGAGAAGTCAAAGGGCCAGCATACGTTCAGTGCGCAGGAGCTGTACCATGTCCTCTGTGGCTCGTCCACTGGCGAGGCTTTCATCGAGCTCGGCTTCCCGGCTTTCCAGGTGCTCCTTCGACGCCTTGCCGAGCCACTCGGCATACGCCGCTTTACCGTCATGAGCGGCTTTGTAGACGGTGCCGGGCCGCAGGATCGTATGGATGCCTACCAGGTCGACGATGAATAGGCGGTTCATGTTCGGATCGTTCAGCGGGTCAAGTTGCAGCTTGGCCCGCGCTTCGTTTACCGTCATCCGCCCGGTGATCATCTTCACGAAGTCGTCCTCGTCCAGAACCTCGTAGAGATCCAGCGCCTGCCGGACGCATTCCCAGCAGCTCTGCTCACTCATCCCGTCCCACCTCGTGAATGCAGGTAACGACCTTGACCAGAGCGTCGGTCAGATTGCACAGGCCCCTGTATTGATCGTCTGCACTTGAACCGACCTGCTCACTCGCCCTTCTCAGCAGCGCCAACTGCTCCCGGAGGGCGTTTTCTGTTTCCTCCCGGATTGTGTCTTTCTGCTCACTCATCCTGCTCCTCCTCCTCCCGGGTCTTGGCTTCGCGCATCTTTCGGAGACGTTCAGCAGCAACCGCTTTCTGCTCGTCTGTCATTGGGTGGTGTTTTTTCGGCCCCATCCTTTTCAGCCAGTCCGGCGGCACCTTTGCATAAATGCAGCCGTAGTTCTCCTCGGGCTGTTTCAGGATGATCACCTCGTCGGGGTATTCCTCTGCCCACTTGCGGATTCGGGTGATCCATGCAAATTCGTCGCTGCTGAAGAATCCGTTGTCTTTGTCGCAGTACCCAAAGGTTGTGTCCATGTTGCACTCCCTTAAGCAGCTGCCTTGCGATGGAACACGTACTTGAACGTGTACTCAGGGAACATGGTGTCGATGATCATCTCGGCCTGGCTGAACGTGAACTCGCTTTCGCCGTCCAGTTTCCCGGCGACGGTATTCCGATGCACACCGAGCAGCTTTGCCAAGGCGTCGATGCTGATTCCACGCTGCGCCATGAGGGCTTTGAGGTTGTCGTACATGCTTGCGACCTCCTTTCAGAAAGTGCGCATTTGCGCACCCGATGGTTGAATGATAGCACGCAAATGCGCATTTGTCAACAGAATTTTTGTGCATTTGCACACTTTTTTCATTGACGCGCCTGCTATTATGGTGTATGATGGTTGCGAAAGGAGGCGTTTCAATGATCGGTCAAAAGCTGAATGACCTGCTGGCGCTTAAAGGCATAAAGCCCGGCACGCTCGCAACGATGACAGGCATCAACAAAAGCACGATCTACAGCATCATCAAGCGAAACAACAAAAACGTTGACTACTCGACTATTGAAAAGATCGCAGATGCGCTCGGTGTCCCCGTTGAATATTTCCAAGGCCGTGCCGATGCAGACAAAAAAATCCAGCCCGACCCCGTTTCCGAGGTCGAACTGGATGAGTTTGTTCGGTTGTTTGAGAAACTAACGACGGAAGAGAAGAACTTTATTCTTTCTTCGATGCAAGGGATCTTAGCATCGCGAGAATGAGCTTTCTGTCTTCAGGCGACAGCTGTGCAAAAGCTTCTTTCGCCTTCTGTGTGGTTTCTTCGTCGATCCGGTTGCTACCCATGCCATCACTCCTGTTCATTCGTTCTGGGCGGCGCTGCGCGGCTGATCCTGGCCCCGGCCGATAGGCTGATCACCGCGCGCGCCAGCTCCTTGGTTAAAACGTTCTCTCCAAACAGGTTCGTTGTCAATATCTCCACGAAATCTGTTACAGGTGTTACGAAAAACCGCCCTGTGTTCTCGCCTCCCCGTAATAATCAGGGAAAACAGGCCGATTTGCCGCCTTTCTCCTCTCGGGTGAGTATTTATCCATCTGATGGGCGGAAGGCCCCAAATCGGGGTCGAGCGCCGCGCCAATCGTGCGAGTTCAGAACAAACGCGCGGCGACCGTCGCGGTGCAGATCGGCGGTCGGCGGCGGGAGAGCTGTCTGAAGACGCTCTCATCCCTCTCTGCGCTGCTCCTCCGGGAGAAAAAACCAACAAGGTTCTGGCCGCCATGCGTGAGATCCCGTACAACCTCCAGTGACCAGGTCGAGATTCCCTTTGATCAAATCGATCGATGCAATCGATGCGTTTGAGAAGAGAAAGAAAGAACCAAAGAAAGAGAAGAGAGAGAGTTGGGTATATAAGTCTATTAGGGTATAGCACATAGTAGATTGTATATTACCAAGATTGGAGTATATACCAAGTATGGATATAAGACATATATTCTCTCTCTTAAGTCTATATTATATATTATATATATTATTTATTATATAGAGTATGGTACCCAAGTAGTAATACCTAAGTATACAAGTAGGGTACCCTACTGATACCCTAGTAGTAACTTAGTATTGGTCGGAGGATGGGCATCAGATGGCAACCAAAAAGCGCCGCGATTTGACAGCAAAACCCCTTTCGGCGGAGGCCGAGCGGCATGCCGTGATCTACGCGAGATACTCGTCGCACAGTCAGCGCGACGTGTCGATCGAGCAGCAGGTCAGGGCTGTCCGCGATTTTGCCGAGCGCCAGGGCTTGTATGTGATCGACATCTACGCGGATCGGGCGCTCACCGGCACCAGCGACCAGCGGCCGGAGTTCCAGCGCATGATCGAGGCCTCGAAGGGCGGAGCCTTCGCCTATGTCATCGTCTACTCCCTGGACCGCTTCGCCCGGGATCGGTACGACAGCGTGGTCTACAAGCGGATCCTGGCCGACCGCGGCGTGCGCGTCCTGAGCGCCATGGAGAACATCACCGACGACCCGACCGGCGTCCTCCTGGAATCCATGCTGGAGGGCCTGGCGGAGTATTACAGCCGGGAGCTGTCCACCAAGATCCGGCGGGGGATCTCTGACAACGCCTCCAAGTGCCTGGTCACCGGCGCGCTGTCCTACGGCTACCGCAAGGCCCAGAACGGCACCTATGAGATCGACCCCGCCGAGGCGGAGGTCGTGCGGGAGATCTACACCAGGATCCTGGAGGGGGAGGGGATCGCCGAGGTGGCCCGGAGCCTCAACGAGCGGGGGATCCGCAACAAGCGCGGGCTGCCCTGGGGCAAAACCTCGTTCGACACCATCCTGACCAACGAGCGCTATGCCGGCGTGTATACCAACTGCGGCGTCCGGATCGAGGGCGGCGTCCCGGCGATTGTCAGCCGGGAGACCTTCGACCGGATGCAGGCACACCTGAAAAACAAAACAAACCCCCGGGGGACGGGGAGACGCAGGAGGGGAACCAACGTGTATCTGCTGACAGGGAAACTCTATTGCGGGGAGTGCGGGGCCGCCATGGTCGGCGTGTCCGGCACCGGACGCAACGGCCTCCACCACTACTACGCCTGCAAAAACCAGCTGGCCCACCAATGCAAAAAGCACCGCATCGCCCAGAAGCGGGCCGAATCGCTCGTCGCTCGGGCGCTCCGGGACTACGCGCTGCAGGATGACGTCGTGTCCTGGCTCGCCGACGTGGCGATCAAATACCAGGAAAAACGCCTCGAACCCGCCGAGCTGTCGCTCATGAAACGGCAGCTGAAGGAGACGGAGACCGCGATCAATAACCTGATGCGCGCGATCGAGCAGGGGATCATCACCCCGACCACCAAGGACCGCCTGATGGAGCTGGAGGACAGGAAGAGCGACCTGAAGGCGAAGATCCTGATCAAGACGCCGCAGAAGAGCGAGCTGCTCACCCGCGAAACCATCATCGCCGCGTTTGACCTGGTCCGCGCCGGCGACGTGGACGACCAGCACTATCAGGAGCTGCTGTTCAACATGTTCCTCCGCCGGGCCTACCTGTTCGACGATCACCTCAAGATCGTGTTCAACTACACGCGGGAGGGCGAGCCGGACAGCGAGGACTTCCCGATCACCCCCGAAGATTCAGTCCCAGAGAACGGTGATGTGGTTCGCATAGAGGAAGATATGCTCCACCACATCCTCGATATACGAACCGCCCCGGTGATCTACGCATCGCACGGACTGTTCGTGCTCGAGATCCAGCTCAGCGTGCTCGAATGAGCACATAAAAAGGGACTGCATCATGCAGCCCCTTTTTTGTCGTTTTATTCCGCGTCCTTCTGCCGGATGTCCTCCGGCGTGAATACCAGCTGGCTCCCGTCCGGGTAGATCAGCGCCAGATGGCAGCCGGAAAACTCCGCAATCTTGATCAGGTCGTCAGCGGTGAAGCGGTTCAGGCTCATCTTGTTGTTGATCGCCTGGGTGGATGTGCCGTAGAGCTCCGCGAGATCCTTCTGTTGCTTTCCCGCCAGGGTCAGCGCGGCTCTGATTTTGTCTGATACCATGGGCGTCCCTCCTTCACCCCTATAATACACCACGGCGGTTATCTATGTCAAGAATTTGATGAGATTTTTCACTTTTTCATATTGACAAAATAACTTGCAAGGTGTATTATATCACCGTACCGATGAGGTACACAACAAAACGACCACCGCATAGGAGGACAGGACAATGACAGCGCAGGAAATCAGAGAGAGCGTTCCCTCCATGGTAATCTGGATGGCAGATGCGGCAATCCGCCAGGCGAGAAAAGCAATCACCGGCAATACCGGCTGGGACGACATCAAGCGCAACCCATACAACATGCCGGAGGTTGAGATGGCCGGCGAGATCCTCTTCAGGATGTTCCACACCTTCACCGGGGCGATTAAGGACGCGCTCCTGGCGATGCCGGAGGAGCTCAACGGTGTCTTTGACATCGCCGACATGAACTACTTCGACGAGTTCGTCAAGGCCCTGAGCGAGAAGGGGAAGACCTACGGCTTCGAGGTTAAGCTCCGCGAGCCGGACTGGATCCTTGCTCTGGCATAACACAGACGCCCCGCCGGTCGGGCCAAAGGCCGGCAGAGAGGAGCGGGACCATGTACAAGCTGAGGACAGACATCATAGGGCGCGACGGGTTGACCAAGTCCTACGACGGAACACAGCGGTTTGAGACGATCGACGAAGCCAGGGAGGCCGCGCAGGCCGTCCGCAATGGCCTTTATGAGGATTACAGCAACTACATGATCAAGGACTTCGTGGTGGACATCATCCCCACGATCGACTGAGAAAGGAGCCAGCCATGAAACGCAAGCACTTTGCAGGCATCCAGAGGATGGAGCTGATCCACATCCTGAACACGACGACGACAATCCCTGCCGACCAGGTCAAGAAGATCAACAAGCACATCTACCGGGCAGACTTCAAGCTCCCGGAGTCCCAGCGGAAAGACGGCTACAAGGCAATCTACGAGCTGTGCTGTAAGGCCTACCACCTGCGGATCATCGCCGGCGAAGCCTGAACGACGCCCGCCCCGGAGGTAACGAAGGCAGAAAGGACTTGGACATGACATACGCTGTGAAGCTCAACACCAACGGAACCGCCGACCTCATCGAGGTCCCGGATCAGCGGGACTGGCACTGGTTCCCTCGCCAGATCGGCTGCGAGTATTTCGAGAACGTCTACCCGCGCGGCCTGGCTGACCCGTACATGATGATTGTCGACGAGCAGGGCCTGTTCAAAGACAAGCCGGTCCTCAATTTCTTCGCCTCCTGGCTCTACGGCACCCACCAGCACGGTCAGCCGATTGTGGGGGATGTCCTGATCATGAAGACGGTCGAGACGGAGGACGGGCCGGACGTCGCCGGTCTGGAGAAGGAGGAGGCAGAGACAATCCAGGGGATGGTGCACAGACAGTTCTTCGAGGCGGCCGAAGCCGTGGAGAAGGTACTCGCCGACAGGCTGGTCCGGGCTCGCGATTGACCCCGATCAGCACCCCGCCCCGGAGGTTACGAGGGCAAAATTGACCGCCGTCCGGCAATCCGGGGTCACACCGTCCCTCTGGTTTGTTCTGAACATACGCCACAGGCGAGGATTTTGACCCCGATTTGCCGCCTTGCTCGCCTCGGATGAGTATTTGGTCACCCGAAGGCCAAACGCCCGAAATTGGCCTCAAAATCCTCGCCACAGCCGAGGATCGGGAACAAACGCGTTTGAGGGGGGTGCCGGCCTGATCAAACCCATTTTGCCCGCTCCGGCGGGCTTTTTTCGTGTCCGCTGTCAATCGGGGGTCAGACCGTGCTCTTCGTTTGGTCTGAACATACACCTGAGGTGTGAGTTTTTGGTCCGATTTGCCGCCTCCAACGTCTCAGACGTATATTTACTCATCCGCGAGCCAAACGCCCGAAATCGGGGTCGATTTCCTCACCTCAGGCGAAGATTTCGGATAAACGAAAAAACGCCCTCCGAAGAGGGCGCATTTGTGTTTGTGTTATGCGTGGTTCCGGGGGAGCTCCTGGACGGCGGCCTCGATGAGGGCATCGGCTGCTTTTCTGTCTGCCGTGCCCAGCTCAACCGCGTCGATCGCCGCAAACTGTTCGACCATTTCCACAGCGGCGGCCTTTTTCGTTTCCGGGGTCTTTTCGATGACGCCGGTTTTCGCCAGCTGCTCCACCGCATGCACCGCCATCCTGGCGTACTGGTAGAGCAGCGCGACAAACCCGTCGCCGGTGACCGGGATGCTGTCGAGCAGATCCCCGGCATGGGTGACGGTCTCCAGGGCGATCACCTTTTTCCGGACCGCCCAGATCAGGACAGCCGCGATCACGCAGGCCACAAAGATGGCGCCCAGCGCCGCCCAGATTGCTGTCGTCTCGTTCATGCTGTTTTTCCTCCCTTACCCGTTTGATTCGTCTTCCTCGGTCTCCTCGGCTTCGTCGTCCTGCTTCTCGTCCTTCTTGGAGGCGAAATAACCGACGATGCCCTTCTCGATCACGCTGTTGCCGGTGTAGAAGCCGACCGACACGACCATCACGTCATCGACGCCGCGCTGCATCGCCGTCATGGCGGTGCTCAGATCCGGATTGACCGCGACCAGGACGAGCGCAGCCAGCCGGTACACGGTCCACACGACGAAGATTGCCGTGGCGATCCGCTTGGAATACTGGACATAGGCCGCCTTAGACATGGCGCGTCACGGCCTTTTCCAGGTCCGACACCCGCTCTTGCAGGCCCCGGACTTTTTCTTCCAGGGTCGGGATCCGCTCGGCGAAGGCGTTGTGTTTGTTGACGGCCTCCGTCAGGGTCGAGACTTTGATGTCCCAGATGCTTTTGATCTGTTCCAGCTGCCCTTCCAGCTTCACATCGGAGATCTCTGACCGCTTCTCCAGCTCGGCCAGCATCTTCGCGTTGGTGCTGTGGGTGAGGATGATCTGCGCGACGACCGCGCACGCGCCCGTGATGAGCGCGACAATGACCGCTTCGCTCATGTTCTCACTCCCCACCCCTCAAGAATTTTGCCATCATCCAGCCCTCGACGGTGTAGCGGATGTGCGTCCACTCCACGCCGTTCTTGTCGGTTGCGCCGCCGAGGGCCTCCACCTTTGTCCCGACCGGAAGCTCGGTCAGCTTCGGGCCGCCGGGAACCTCCCGGACGCGGACCGTGTTGCCGGACTTGGCGGTCACGATTCGGGTTGTGCCGATCGGCTGCGGATTGAGATCCGTCTGGGTCGTCGGCTGGAGGTCGGTCGCGGTGGTCGGCTGCTGCTGAGGTGTCGCGAACAGGTCATGCAGGATACCCATGTCATCATCCCCCCTGAGTTTTTGATTGATTTTGTCCCCGTAGTCCAGTTTGTTCCACAGGCCCACGGTATTCCAGCCCCCATTGGGGATGGTCTTGCCCTTGAAGGCGCTCTCGGCAACGCATCCACGGCTGGACGAGGAGTGGATCGCGCCCTTGCCCCGTCCGGTGTACAGGCCGATGTGCGAGGCGTTGCCCTTGCCGTCCTTGTAGCCCCGCTGCGTCTCGCTGCCGTCGTGCTTCAGGATGAACAGAAAAGCACCTTTGGGAATGCTCCCAAAAGTGCTTTTGCATTGCTCCGGCGTCCCGACCCAGCCGTTTTTGAGGCATTCCCGGTACCAGGCGTTGCTGCCCGCGAGGTTGACGGACAGGCCCGCGTCTTTGAGGCACTTCTCCACGAAGGCCTGGCAGTCCATCGTCTTGTAGCTGGTGCCGAGGTACTTGTCCCCCTGGAGGGAGACCTGTTCAGCGCTGATATTCGCCATCTGGGTCCTCCTCCTCCCTCAGGGATATCCCGTCATCGTCGTCAGGTGGGTGCAGGTGCATCAGATCCTCCTCGCGGGCCGCGTTCTCGATCGCGATGACGGTCAGCACGATCAGGACCAGCGCCAGGATCGTAAGCAGCGGCCACATCATGATTCATCCGCCTCCTCTGCCGGGGTCTCCTCCGTTGGCGTCTCCTCTTCCGGGGTCTCCTCCTCCGCGGGGATCGGCGTCACGCTGCGAATGGTCACCTGGTTGACGTGGACCTCCGGGATGTGCAGCCGGGTCAGGAAATCGTAGAACGTCTCCTTGGCCTCCTCGGACAGCCAGCCGTAGCGCTGATTGTCCTCGATCAGGGTGATCGCGTAGTCCTCAGAAAACTCGCCGGACGTGACGCAGTTCTCAAACGCCGTGATGACGCGGGCCTCTCTCTTGGTCATGCTGCATTCCTCCTTAGCTGCCGCTGTTCTCCAGGGACATGGCTTCCAGCGCCGCCACACGGGCGGTCAGCGCTTTGAGCTCCTCCTTGAGTGTGTCCACGGTGTCCGATCCGTACAAGCCGCCCTTGGAGAGCCGGAAGCCGCAGAGCTGGAGCGTGGCGGTGTATTTCCGATGCACGCCGATGAGGACGCGCTTGCACCAGTTGAAGCTTCGCTTGATCCGGTTGTACGTGTTACCGCCGGAGTCCGTGAATGCCTCGGTGGTCTCCGTGTACTCCGCGCCCGCGGGATTAAACGTGAACGTCCAGGCGATCCGGTGCCACTCGGAGCCGGTCACCTTGATGACGTCCGATGCCCCGGCTCTGTCGGAGGGATAGCCCAGGCTGTTCCGGCCGGTGCCGCCCCAGCCGAACTTGACCCACGCCTCGCTGCCGCTCGTGATCCGCGCCCAGCAGCTGACGGTATAGACCTCGCCGACCTCCATGGCGTCCACGAGGTAGCCGTAGCTCTTGAAAGCATCACCCTCCTTGCGGTAGAGATCCCAGGCACCGGCAGGATAATACAGTGTTTCCATATTGCCCCAGGCGGAGTTCTCGGTGATGTTGTACTGGATCGCCTTGTCGTAGACCTCGCCGTCCTGGTCGGTGATGATATTGTCCCCGGTGAGGGAGACGCAGGAGGTGCCGATGCCGTCATCCTCCACCCAGCTGACGATCCACGCTTCCGTCCAGGTGGTCGTGCCGTCTGTCCCGGCCTCCCGGTGCCAGATGCGATAGGCTCCGTCGGTCTGCTCGGCGGTCGGCTCGGTCTCAAAGACCACCGTGCGGTTCCCTTTGATGCTCTGCATGTAAGCGCCAGGGCCGCTGTACTGACTGGCGTTGCCATAGATGATATTGCCCTTCTCCGGGGTGTTCGTCCACCAGGCGTTCTTATCCAGCAGATTCTCCCGCATGGCCCAGACGCCCGCGTTGGCCAGCGCCTCATCGATGCCGTCATAGGTGGTCTGGACGGTTTCCAGCTGCCCCTCGATCTCGCCCACGTTTCGCGCGAAGAGTGCGACGTTGTTGGCGCTGACCATGATCTTCCGGAGCTGATCCTCAAGGGCGGAGGCGCTCTTTTCGGCGACAATGGTGTTGGGGCTCTCGGCCTGGAGCACGCTGCTTTTGCCGTAGTAGATGCACTCCGACGAGCTGTCGGTGGTGTGATAGATCGTCAGCTTGAACTCTCCGGGCACCGCGTAGCACTCCGGGGTGAGGGTCACAAACGCGCGGCCGCTGGGATCCACGCCGGTGTTGGTGCCGCCGCTGATCACCACGCCCACGTTGTCGGCCCGCAAGAACCGCGCGGAGATCTCACCCTCGAAGCCGTAGCCGTCGACGCGCTCAATCAAAAACTGATGCGCAAACGCCTCGGGGGAGAACACATACCCGTCGAGGATGTCCTCCCGGATCAACCCCTGCTCGGGGTCGTAGGTGCGTTTGATCTCGATCATGGTATCACCTCAATCAGCTGGCCACAGGCTCGGTGGTAAGCATCCACTTGGTATTGTTGAACGTCATGCCGTTGTCGATGATAAGCACGACGGCATAGGCCGGTCCGAGGTAGTATGGGTCAAAGGTTCTCCCCGAACTGTCCTCGATGGAACTCCAGCCTTTGCCGCTCAGCATCCCGATGCCGACGCCGGGGATTGTCATGTTGTAGCCATGCAGATAATAGCGCCCGTTGGGGATGTCGCTGATGTTGCTCGCCGCCGTGCTCCATTCGTCGGTTTTGTCCTGGCTGTCCGCTTCAAGTGCTTTGCCGTTCAGATGGACATAGATCGTGGCGGTGGCGGTGCCGTTCAGCGTGTAAACGAACCCTTTGCGGGTGATCGTGACGCCGTTGACCGTCACGCTGCCATCCGCGCCGTGATTGAGACCGTGCAGGAACTCGATGGCGGCTTGCAGATCTTCCGTGTTGCCATCGGTGGGCTCCACAATCGGCTCCGTGTCGCCGGTCTTCTCGCTGCCGCTGGTGGCGATGACGGTCCCCCGGCAGGCGTAGATCGCGGCGGTCGTGTCGCCCTGGACCAGGAAGATGGTCAGCCTGAACTCGCCCGGGTCGGTGTAGCAGCTCGCGCCCAGGGTGACGGTCGCGTCCGTGCCGTCCACCGCGCCGTCCATCTGGACCATCTGCTGGTGGGCGTTGACGAACTTTGCGACCACAGAGCCGCCGGCGAAGCTGACGCCGGACGTGGGGGAGATGACAAACCGATGCGCCCGGACCTCGCCCTCGAAGAGGAGAACATCCAGATCCTCCACCTCCGCGAGCGCGTTGTTTTTCATCGTCCGCCGGATGTCGCTCATCCCTCTGCCGCCTCCTCCGCAGGAGCTTCCTCGGTCTCTGCCTCGGCTTCCTCCGCAGCCTTCGCCTCGGCCTTCTGTTCGATCGAGGCGGCCCACTGCACAAGCGCCCCGGCCAGGTTGCGGGCAGACTTCGCAAGGTTGAGGTTCGCCTCATCGTCCAGGCTGAATTTCATCTGTCCCAGCTGGTTGTAGATCGCCATCGCGGCGTCCTTGACGGAGATGTTGGTGGTGTTGGTGTCGTTGCTCATGGTTGCGCGCTCCTTTCGATTAGGTCGGGACATAGAATTGATACCATTTGCCGTTGCCGCCGTTGCAGGTGGCTTGGAACGTATACCAACGGCCTTTTTGTATGCCGCTGAAAACAACTGTATAAACCGACGTGTCTTTCTTGCCTGTGTCGCTCTGCGCCGCGCCGGAGATGGCGATGTTGTGCGAGCCGCCTCCGCTGGTCGGAACGTTGACCACGACCTTGGACCAGCCGTCCACGTCGTCGGAGCTGGCGTAATAAGTGCCGTTCGCCGTGATCGTGTCCGGTTTCTCGATGATCGTGTAGCTCTCGCCGGACGGGAGCAGCTTCAGGCGGCTGCCGACCTGTGTCGTGTCGTCCGAGAACGTGACGATCGGATAGAGGTAGAGTGTCGAGTCCACGGTGATCGGGTTCGGCACTTCCTCCGCCTTCGCGGTGTCGTAGTAAAGCCCGATCTCCGAGATCGTCTTGCCGCCGCTCCCCTCATACGTCCCCGTCACGCCGAAGATGCTGACCCCGCTCTTGATGTTCGCGGCGGTCAGGTTGCTGTCGGAGCAGGTCGCCGTCCGCTTGATGATGCGGTTCGCGTCAAGGCTGTTCGTGTGCGTTACGTAGAAGGTGGCGGTCAGACCAGAGGTGGTCGCGTTGCTGTAAAGGTTGATCGCCTTTGTCTTCTCGCTCGCGTTCCCGCTGGTGTCGGTGCGTCCGCTGGTGGAGATGGTCACGGTGTTCTGGTTTGCCGTGATACTGCTCGATGGGGTCGTTGCCCAGGAGAGCGTATCAGACAGCACGACCGCCGCCTTGCCCGCGTAGTACCGCCCGGACGCGTCCACCGTTACCTCCGCCATGGCATCATAGCCGGTAGACGGTGTGACGGTCTCGCTGTTGGTTTCCATGGTGTGGGAGTGGCTGCTCTCGATGTTTGCTGTGCTTCCCCCGCTCGCCGCCGCAACAGTGAGCGGCCCTGCAAATCCGATATATCCGGCGGGAAGGGCTATCGTTTGCTCGCTTGTGGTGGGAGTGATGGTCCCGGGGCTGTACAGATTCGCCGTGATGGTTGTTGCCGCGATCCGGTTGCTCGCGTTGCTGTTGGTGTGGGTGGCGTATACGTTAATCTGTTTGTTGGTGCTGCCTGTGACAGGCCCCCATGATCCGGAAGCAAGATTGACAACAAGGCTCTTGCTTTGCGGCGTCGGCGCGTCCGTGCTGAATGTGGCCGTGTTGCTGGAAACGGATATGCCAGAGGCGGGAGTTGTGGCCCACGTTGGCCCGGTGATTTTTACCGCGTTTTTAGCTGCGGTCTGTGCCGTACCGACCAGACCGGAAGCATCTACCTCCAGCGTGGCAATGGTCGTTCCCTGGTTCGCGGAGATGTTGTCCACATCCCGAATGTAGACGTTTTTCTTGTACTCGCTGCTCCAGTTCGCGTCCTGCTTCAGGTACAGGTTCAGCTTCGTGGTGTTCGGGTTGTCGCCATACGCGCCCTCCAGCGGGATGGTGATGCCGCCGTTTGTGGCTTCAATGACGTTTGCTGCCGCGTCCCAGCCGGTGTTTTTCGCCGCCGTCAGCTTCTCGGTGATGTTCAGCGTGGAGGTGGCCCAGTTAATCACCTTGGTGTGATTCGCGCCGCCCATCGTGAAGCTGGGCTTCAGCGTGTAGACGCCGTCGGCATAGGTGCTGGTGTCCACCGTGAGGCCGGTCACCCGGACCGGATGTCCCTGGGCGGTCGCGCCGTTGTTCATCGTGCCGGTGACGTTGACCGAAGCGCTGACCCCGGCGACATAGACGGCCTCCTCGTCGGCCATCGTCAGGGTGACGGAGCCGCCGCCCTGGTTCTGCCCCGCCTGATAGACCCGCGAGGTGTCGAGGTTGATCGGGTTCCCGAAGAACGTCACGGAGGTGTCGCCCTCAATCGTGACATACGGATAAACAGTGTAAGTGCTGATGGCCGTCGCCGGGATCTGCGTCGCAGACTGAATGCTCGAATCGCTGCTGGACAGTCCAGGATAATTGCCGGAGACATACGCCGTGAGCTCCGTGGTGGTGTTCGGTGTGACGGTGTAGTCCGTCTTTGTCACCGTGACCGGAACGTTGAACCTCGTTTTGCGGATGATCTCCGTGGGGGTTCCCACTGCGATGCTGTTTGCCGTCTCGTTGCTGGCCGCTGTCTTTCCTGCCGCCACCCCGGCCTTATAAAAACTGGTGGCGGCCTGATTAAAAGAAAACGTGCCGGTCGTTGTACCATCCCAGCGGGTGTATGTGAACGTGGTCAGGCCTTCCGCGTTTGTGGTGCCGTCGCTGATGCTGTCAACGGGGTTTGCGGCTACGCCGCCGAATTTAAGCACCGCGCCGTTGATCAGATCCAGATCCGCGTCTTCTATGACCAGATTGCCCTCAAACTTGGAATTACCGACAGTCCGGAAGCCCTGCTCGCTGTACACGCCGCCGCCGACAACAACAACATCATTGCCGTCTATACCGAGCAGGCCGCCGATCCGTGTGTTCCCGTTGATGTCGATGTGATCCGCGCTGATCTTCACCAAGCTTGAGCCGGACGAGTTGTTGATTTTGGTGGCAATGGTTGCCGCATGAGTCGCGCCGTTCGCACCTGTCAGCACATTCCCCATCTCCGTAGACAGGGAATTGATCTGCAGATACCCATAAGCCTCAATCTGGTTTTTGACGTCCGAGGAGGAAACCTTCGCCCTGATCTGCTCCGCCTGGGCGCTGATCTGAGCGCTCAGGGTGTTATTGCTGCCGTCGAAAACGTAGTCATCGCCGTTCTTAACCGGCATGCCGTTGCTGTCCAGCTTGACGCCGGTGACGCTCAGGGCCGCGCCGATCTTCCGTGCGGTGACCTCCAGGTTGGCGTCGTACTTCCCGACCAGGGTCATCTGGCCGGAGGCCATCTCCTCGAACCATTCCTCGCTCGCGATGACGGCCCAGTGCCGGTCGTCCTGCTCCACGCGCAGGTCGTAGCGGATTTTCTGCTTTTCGATCTCCGCGGCGGCGTTCTGGGCGGTGGCCCGGGCGGAGGAGGCGCCGCTGCTGGCCCGGCTGGCCTTCTGCCGGATCTCGGCGAAGCTGCCCTCCGAGGTCTGCCGCTTGTTCGCCAGGCTCAACCGGATGAGGGTCGGCTTGCGCAGCGCGTCCGGATAGGTCACGGAGACCAGGCGCTCGTTGAAGACGCTCTTGTACTCCGGCATCGTCACGCGGGAGATGCGGCCCATGTGGGCCTCGTCCAGCCGCTCGCCGGTGATGCGGACGTACTCCTGGCCGTCGATCTGGATCTGCAAGGCGGGCTGACGGTGGCGGGCGAAGTACCCCGCGACCCAGGCGTCGAGGGCTGCCTGTGTGGGGACGCTCGCCCGGTCCACGCCGGCGGGCGTCTCCACGATGCCCCAGTCCGCCTGGCCCTCGGCGTCGTCGAAGGTGTAGTAGCCCTCGCTGACGGTGACGATGGTGTGGTTCTGGTTGTCCTTGTCCTTGACGGTCTCGCTGTCCTCGTCCGTGACGGAGAGATACAGCCGCGTGCACTGGTCGCCGTCGTCCCAGCTGATCTGGCACTGGTCCACGTTGCGGTTCATCCGCCACTCGCTCATGACCGTGCTGTCCCGCCGGACGAAGTTCAGCACCCAGGGGAAGACCGACATGTCAAACGTGAACATGTAGTCCTCTTCGGTCTTAGCAATGTCTGTCAGGCACTCCAGCGCGTTGTCGTACTTGATCTCCTTCTTCCAGGGGTTGGGATCCTCGCAGACGCCCAGCACCCAGGGGATCACCCCGCCGAGGGGCTGCTTCTGCGCCGCCAGGATCTTCCGGAGCATGCCCTCGACGTTGCCCTTGTAGTTCTCGATCACAGCGATATGCGCGTCGGAGAGGGTGTCCAGGCCGTGGGCCAGCTCGATCTGCCGCTCCTTCCGCTTGGTGTCGCCGATGTGCTTCACGCGGTACACGCCCACGCTGCCGTTCTGGTTGTAGACCTCCACCAGGTCGTGTATCGCCAGCGGCAGATCATTCTCCGCTAGCGTCAGGATCACCCGGTGGAGCGGGGCGATGTTGAGCGTGATCGAGACCGGCCCGATGGGGTGCAGCCGTCCGCGCTCACGCAGGCTGCTGCCCGTCGCGTCCAGCACGCGGGGGAGGCGGACCCGGATCTCATCCATGCTCATTTCCACAGCCCCCTCGCTTTGATCGTGTAGTTGCAGGCCGTGTCAAACGACAGGCCGACGGTGTTAGGTGTCCGGTCCTGGAGGATCAGGTCGTCGTCGCTCTCCGCTGACCGGCAGCCGAGCAGCGATTCGCCCCCGCTCTCGATGCGCAGCAGGTGCATCTCGTCATACCAGATCGAGAGGGTGTCCCCGGCCGCGATCTCCAGCCCCGTCAGCTCGAATTTCTGCCCGCTGACGGTGATGGTGGCCTCGGTGAGGGTGCCGCTCTCCGGCGTGATCTCCGCCTCCAGATAGCAGGGCCGCGTCCCGGTGGGGGAGATCACGACCGAGGCGGAGGAGACCGCCGCCTCGCTGATGATCGCCTTCGGGTGGATGTCCTGCCAGTAGGCTTCCCCAAAAGCCTCAAAAACGATGTCCATCCGCGCTGTCCAGTCGAAGGTCTCCACGTTCGGCGGCTGGACGCACCAGACATAGATCCGCTGGCCCGGGTGGATGTTGGTGGTGAGCCAGCCCTTGCCGGCCCAGCCCCGGATCGCCTGAATCAGGCCCATCCGGCGGACGCGGTTGCGGTCCTTGATCATCACCGTGACCGTGATCGTCATGCTGGAATGGCGCGGCGCGGAGAGCGGGATCTCGGCATAGCCCAGCCGCTTCCCGGTCTCCATGTCCACGTGGATCTCCTCCTGGATGTCCTCGATGTAGACCCGGTCACCGAGCGCCAGGAGCTCGGCGCCGTTGAGGGCGCATTGCATCATCTGCCTCATTCGGTGCCGTACCTCCTCATCATGCTCGTCTCCGCGATCCGCTCGCTCACCGTGGGCGTCACCAGCACGCCGACCGCCTCGCCGTCCATCTCGACCTTCATGCCGTTGATGGCGTGGGCGACGGCCTCGGCGAACTGCTGCGCCGTCTGCTCATTCTGCGCGCCCCGGATGGCTGCCGCGCCGCGGCTGGTCTCCACGGGGACGCTCAGGCCGTTGACGGCCTCGTTCTGCATCTGACGGACGGTCCCGTTGAGGGAGGCCGCCGCGCTGATGCCCATCAGGGCCGCCGCGCTCCGCGCGTCCGTCACGCTGTCCAGGATGTTGTTGATAAAGCCCAGGCCGAAGTTCCGGCCGCTCTTCCCGGTGAGCTTCGAGGGACTGCCCTCCTGGATGGCGGAGGACAGGCTGTCCGCCGCGCTCTTGCCCAGGTTGTAGGCCGCCGTCGTGACCGCGCCGAGGGTGGAGCCGATGCCGTTGGCCAGGCCGAGGCCGAAGTTGACGCCGATGTTCCGGCCTGCGCCGTTGTTCAGGATGTTCGCGACGCTCTTGTAGCTGCTGTCGGCCAGGGTCCGGGCCGTCTCGGTCAGGGTGCTGTCGGTGAGCACCGTCTCAATCGCGCCGACGAACTGGGTGCCGATGGCCGTGCCGTTCTCCGCGCTCATGGTGAGGAGGAACTCCTTCACCGCCGCGTCGCCCACGTCCAGGGCCGCCTTCTCGGCGTCACCCTTGCCCGCGGTGATGGCGGTCGCCATGCCGCTTTTTGCAAGAGCGTTCTCGCTTTCATCAACGGCCTGAATTATCCCTGTGGTTGCTTCCTGCACAGCGGCCTTTGTGCTTTCCGCTGCCTGTTGAATTGTGCTTTCCGCCGCCTGTTGAATTGTGCTTTCCGCTTCCGGGGTGCTGCTGCCGAGAATGGATTCCAGGATCATTCCCCACAGAGTATTTTCATTGTCCATGCCGCCTTTTGCCACCGCAGCGGTGATGGCGGCATAAACATCTTCATTAAGGCTTTCCGACGCAATGCCAAGCGTGTTAAGGAACGGTTCCATGATCCGCTTGACATCGTCAGCCGAAAACCCGGAGTTATGGGATGCGCTTTCAAGCTGGCTCCACATGGTATCTGCGAACGAATCCAGCTGCAGGTCCTGACCGGTACTCTCTTGAATAGCTGCCTCGGCCGCTTCAATAAAGCTTGCTACATAATCCTGACTGATATCAGCTATATCACCGAAGCTTCCGGAGCCGCGGTTGCCAAAGAGCGCCAAAAGAGCCATCTCTCGGAAACCGTCGCTATTTACGGTTGCGTCATCTACATCCCAAACATCACCAACGTCTTTGATGATTTCCTGAGCCATTTCGCGGTAAGTGTTTGATACGCTTTCCGCTTGTCTGTAGGCATCACGAGTTACCGGATCGATGATGCCCATTCCAATCAGCGTATTGTCAATCAGACTGAAGAAAAAGTTTGATAGTCCACCAAGCGCACTCTTGATGCCATTCAGCAGCAAACCTCCGAGTGTTTTACCGGCATTAAATATCTTTGTCAGGCCTTCGGGACTGAGAATATAACCGACAATGCTTCCGGCTATATCTCCAAGCATACCCATAGCTGTGCTGAAACCTTGTCCAAGATTCTTCATGAAGGACTGCACATCTGCGTTTTCACCGAAGTTGCTGATAGAGGTCAGCAAGCCATGAACAAGGTCTGTTGCAGCCTTGCCGAGGCTGGCAGCAATGCCGCTGGCCTCCATATCCACCAGAGCCGAAGTGATAGAACTCATGATGGCGTTGGCGATCTGCGCGCCGACGGAGAGCGCGCCGCTCAGCAGGTCGGGCAGGCGCTTGACGGCGTCCGTGATGCCGCCGACCAGGCTTTGCACGATGCCGGCGTAGGAGCCGGAGAGGTCGGTGCCGCTGCTCTCCTTGTCGAACAGCTTGCCGACAGCCTCAATCAGACTGCTGCCGGCGTTGATCACCTTCGGGATGCCGGCCACGATGGCCTTGATGATGCTCTCGGCGATGGTGATCGCGCCGGAGGCCGCCGAGGCCGCGAGGCCCTGCTCGCCGTCCTTCCCGAAGATCAGCTCCCCGAGCTTGGTCAGGATGTTGCCGGCATGCTCGGCCAGCTTCGGGATCTCGTCCGCCGCCGCCGTGATGATCCGGCTGACCAGGGCGGCGAGCGTCTCGCTGGCGCTGGCGATGTTGGCCGCTGAGAACAGGTTCCCGAGGCTGTCCAGGATGCCGCTGACGAAGCTGGAAGCCCCGCTGACGGCGCTGTCCGCGCCCTGAAACACCTTGTCAATCAGCTTGGTGCCGAAGGTCTTCCAGTCGTCGTCCGGCTTGTACTGGTCGCCCAAAAGCAGGCTCCCGAGGAAGTCCCGGGCGTTGCCGAGGGAGGTTTGCAGGCCCTCGACCAGGTTGTCCACCAGCGCCGCGCCGACCTCGCCCCAGGTCGCGCCCTGCTTGTATTTCTCGCCCATCGCGAGCCGCCGGAACCAGGTGTCCAGCTCCTTCACGCTCTCCTGAAGCGCCGTGTTCAGGCTGGAGCCCATGCCGCTCCAGTCCGCGTTCTGGAAGGCCTCGATCAGCGAGGTCACGATCGTCCCCATCCCGCGCACGACGGTCGGGACGTTGCGGATCATCGTGGTCGCCATCTCCGTCAGGAGGTTCAGCACCGCGGGGACGATCTGCGGGGCGTTGCGCTGGATGCCGCCTGCGATGGTGGCGACAATCGTTTTGGCCAGGTTTCCGGCGTTGCGCATGCCTCCGGCCAGGGCGTTGATGCCCGTGGCGAGGATGTCTCCCAGCCCGTCCAGCATGTTCGGGAGGCCCTTGCCGATGCCCTCAATCAGGCTCGACAGGAAGGCGTTCATGTTTTTGGTCAGCTGCGGGAGCTGCGCCTTCACGTTCTTTCCGAGGTCGCGGACGCGCTTGCCTGCGGCCTGGGCGGCCTTGACGAAGGTCTTGCCCATGCTGTTGCCGCTGTCGATGGCCGCCGCGCCCAGCGCCACCAGGCCGATGGCGAGCAGGCCCGCCGGGCCGCTGACCGTCGTGAACAGGTGGGCCAGCTTCGGCAGGATTTTGATCACGGTTCCCAGTGCCAGGGTCGCAGGCCCCACCGCCGCGGCGAGGGCCGCGAAGCGCATAGCGCCCTTCTGGGTCTCGCTGTCCATCGTGCGGAAGCTGTCCACCACGCCGGTGGCGTCCTGGATGACCTTCCGGAAGCCGCCCTCCGCGAGGCTCCAGAGCGTGATCTCCAGGCCCTCAACGGCGCTCTTCAGGATCGTGACATCGCCCTTGGCGTTGTCCAGCATCGTGGCCGCCATGGTCTTGGCCGAGCCGGTGGCGTTGTCGATGGAGTAGGCCAGCTTCTCGAAGTCCTCGTCCGTGGCGTTCATGATCGCCAGCAGGCCCGGCAGGCCGCGCGCACCGGCGACCTGGGTGATCTGCCGCATGAAGCCGCCGGCACCCAGGCCGAGCTTCTCCAGGGCCTTCTCATACTCGTCCTCGGTCATCTTTCCGGCCTGGAACTTCTTGTCCAGGTCGGCGATCTCCTTGGTGAGCTTGCTGGTGTCGACCTTGCCCTTCTTTGCGATCTTCCGGAAGTCTTCCATGACCTCCCGCCAGCTCTTTGCCCGGCCGGAGGAGTCATACAGGGAGACGCCCAGGGCCTGCATCGCGAGCGCGGTGTCGTCGGAGGGCTTCACCATGTTCTGGATCACGCGGCTCAGGGACGTGCCGGCCATAGAGGACTTGATGCCGTTGTTGGCCATCAGGCCCAGGGCCAGGGCGACGTCGTTGAGCTTATACCCGAACGATCCGGCCTGCGGGGCGACGAACTTGAAGGACTCGCCCAGCATGGTCACGTTGGTGTTGGAGTTCGAGGACGCCGCGGCCAGGATGTCGGCGAAGTATTCCACGGCGTTGACGGACTGCTTCATGCCGTCCTTCGTCACTTCGACCATGTCCGTGGCCGCCAGACCGAAGGCCGTCATGGCGTCGGTCACGATGTCGGAGGTCGTGCCCAGATCCGCGCCGGCTGCCGCTGCGAGGCTCATCATCGGCTCGATGGCCTTGAGCATCTCCTCGCTCTTCCAGCCTGCCATGGCCATATATTCCATGGCCTCGCCGGCCTGCGTCGCCGTGAACTGCGTCGTGGAGCCCATTTGCAGGGCTTTCTGGCGCAGGTCCTCCATCTTCTTGGCGTCCCCGGTCACGCTCTCGCCTGCGATGGCGAACACCTTGGACATCTCGGCGTCGAAGTCTGATCCCGCCGTGTAGAGCGCCTTGGCCGCCGCATTGAGCGGGGCCGTGACCGCGGCGGTCATCGCGCCGCCGCCGATCATCAGGCCCTTGCCCAGCTGCGAGAGCTGCTTCTCCGCGCTGTTGACGGCGCCGCTCACGCCGCTGGTGTCGAGATTAAACGAGGCGAATAGCTCGCCTACCTTGAGCGCCATGCAATCACCGCCTTTATGCGCTGTTCCGTCCGGAGGTGGACATCACGGCGGAGAAGAAGGCCGTCGCCTGCGCGCGGCCCTCCTCCTCGGTGATCTCCTCCTTCGGCTTCTGTTTGAGCTCCTCCACCCGGGATGCCACGGCCCCAAAAGGCGAGAGGTTCCGGAAGAGCACGCAGAACCGCCGCCACGTCATGGTATGGATCTGCTCTACCAGGTCGATGCCGTAATCCCGCAGGAAGTCAGCCTCGACCGCATCCCATACGTAGAGCAGGTTTACTTTTTTGCTTTATTCCCGGCCGCCGTCATGCCGGCCTCGTCGCTGATGTCCTCGCCCTCGTCCCCGTCCACGTCCTGGCCGTTGGCCATGTCGAAGACCTGACGGATCAGGAGCACGAGGTTGGACGCGCTGATGCCGTCCTCGCACATCTGGTTGACGGCCTCCTTGCCGAAGACGATGTCGCCGGCTTGCAGGATCAGGGAGGCGGCCTCCGCCTCCGTCACGCTGCTCTCATCCGAGCGCGCCAGGTTGACCATCACGATGGCGGGAATCTCCGCCTTCGCGGCGTACTCCCTGCCGTAGACGGTCACGTAGATGGGTTCCTTTTTCTGCTCCTGCATGAAGTTGTCGAAGTTGATCGTCCTTTTTTTCATTGCCGTGAGCCCTCCCTCTCGTTGGCATTTCTCAAAAAGCCGGGGGAGGCGAACTCCCCCGGCGTGGTTCAGGTCGTAATTTTCCGGTAGTAATACTTCAGACTGCCCACGGTTGTGTCCGAAGACAGCCTCGGGGGCGCCAGGCGTGCTTCCCCGCAGTTTGCGCATGTTCCGGTAAAGCCCGGGTTGGATGCAGACACCTCGGTGTCTGTCCTCTCGTTGCAGCTCGTGCACAGAACACTGACGCCAAGCGCGCCGCTCTTGACGCGTTCATACAGTCCAAGCTCGGCCGGCGATGTCTGCGGACTATACCCCGTAAGCAGCTGATATTGGCTGCTCCCGGAGGTATACGTCGTGCCGTAGGTCTCGCCGAGCGGGTACACATCCACGGCGAAAATGCTTTCGCCTGATGCTTCTTCAGCTCCCCCGCCCTCGGTTGGCGTGTAGTAAAACACGTCAATGCTGTAATGCTGGCCAGCTTCAAGCGGTTTCTGGCTGAACGCAAACGTATCATTGTTGTCGATGAATGAGCCGAAAGGTTCATCGCTCGGCACAGACCAGACCTCGAACTCGAACCATCCGTTCACGCCGGAGGCCGGAACCGCGGAGAGTAACAGCTCGGTCACTTGAGCCGGGTCGTAGTAAGCAACGCGGCGGTTGCTGTACGTCGGATGCGGCTCAAGCGTCAACGATCCTATCCTGAGCTCAGATAGGATCGGCGTTAAGGGGCCGTTACGGTGACGGTGATGGTCGCGGACTTCGCGTTGTTGACGGAAGTCACCTTGACCTTCGCGGTGCCGGCGGACAGGGGCGTGATCGTGAAGCTGCCGTCGGT